ATCGTAGACTTACAGTTTCGTCTTAAACGTATACAAGATGAGTGTTCGCATCCAGTAATAGCTTTAACTAAAACACACCATTCAGATACTGGCAATTGGTGTAGAAGTGATGATAGATATTGGACTACGTTTAACTGTGGGCTTTGTGAAAAAACATGGAACGAAGAGGGAAGTAAATGATACTAACTAACTTAATCGATGATATAGAAAACAGAGCAGCAAGACTTCATTCTTATATCGAAGCAATACTAGAATACAAAGAAGAAAAGAACATAGATGATTTTGAAGATATTACAGAACAACTTAATACATCTCTTATAGAAAAAGTAAAAATGGAATTCAAACTTAAACATTATTTTCCAGAAGAAACTTTCTCCAATCCAGACGGATTTTTTGAAGAAGAACCTGAAGAAGAATAGATTTTTAAAAGTATAAATAATAGTATAGAAGTAATCGTTTAGATTGCTCAATCACGCTGCATTGGCAGCATCAAAAAGGAGTAACATTATGGGACAAAAATTTGCGTTTGATTACACACCCTCCAAAGAACAGATGGTAAAAGACGAAGAAAACAAGAACAAGTTCACCAAAGACGAAAGATTCTGGAAACCCACCAAAGACAAAGATGGCAATGCTTCTGCTGTAATTCGTTTCCTTCCTGACATGGAAGGTATTCCACTCATCAAATTCAGTGATCACTCTTTCGAGTATACCATTGGAACAAACAAAAAGAAGTACTGGAAGAATTGTATTAGCGATTTCGGATGGGACAGAGAATGTCCGATCTGTCTGAAAAATGCAGAATACTGGAAATCAGATTTCGAAAAAGATATCAAGATTGCCAAGTTACGTAAACGTAAATATCATTTCATTTCAAACATTTTCGTAATCAAAAATCCTCTTCACCCTGAAGATGAAGGTAAAGTTTTTCTTTACAACTACGGACAAAAGATTTATGAGAAGATCAAAGAAAAGATCACTCCTTCTGATGCTATCAAAGCTCTTGGAGAGTATGTAGAGTTTTATCCTTACGATCTTTACACTGGTGCAAACTTCACTTTGCTCATTTCAAAATCTGGTCCTAATCCCGAAGAAGTAGATTATGCTGCATCTACTTTTGCATTGCAGTCAGCTTTCTTGAAAGGTGACGATAAAAAGATTGAAGCAGTAATGGCACAAACTTCATTGCTTTCTGAGTTTACTGCTATCGACAAGTATCCTACAAACGATGCAGTTATTAAGTTGATCGGACCTGTACTTGGTATCCTGGCATCCGAAGAACCTGATGAACCCGATGAACCTGATGCTGGTGGTTTCTTAGATGAGCCAGAATCTCCTGCTCCTGAAGAGGATGTTCCTCACTTTCCTTCTCCCGCAGCAGAAACTCCCGCAGAAGAAAGCGGTATCCAGTTAACCGCTGAACAACAAGAAGATAAGGATTTCTTCGACAAGCTTCTTAAAAAGTAAACAGAAAATATCATAATAGAAAAAAGGTCATTGAGAAATCGGTGGCCTTTTTCTTTTTATAAATAAAAGAAAACTTTAAGGTTTCTCATGGCAACTACACAAACACCCGTAATTTACTATTGGGATGTCTCCAAAAAATCAATCAATCCTTTGAACAATAAGGATATTGCAGTATTGAACAATGCTCAAGCTATTCTTGAATCTATCAGCAATATTCTTCAAACAGGATTATATACAGTTCTTTGGAGTCCAGACGAAGGAATAGACTTAGATAAATATCTGTTCGAACCAATAGATAATATTACTGCTATGCAAATTCAACAAGACATCATCTATGGATTGGATTTATATGAGCCTAGAGTTAAGAATGTAGTAGTTACAGTAATTCCAGATATAGATAATGAGACTTTCAACATCATTATAAATTGTACAGAGACTATAACAAACTCTGATCAAACATTCCAGGTCGATTTTAAAAAAATAAGATAAGGATATCATATGCAATTTTCACTTACATCATTGAAATATCAAGACATTAGACAACAAATCATAAAGCACTTGAACGCTAATAATCCATATGCTATCAGTAATGGTGGACAGTACGATTTTAGTTCTGCTAACCTAAGTATCTTCATAGATTCTATGGCATATATTTGTATGACTTTTGGGTATGATGTTTCCTTTGTTACTAACAATTACTTCTTAGGCACAACTGAAATCAGAGAGAATGCAGTTTCAAAAGCTAGTGAAATAGGATATACTCCTAAACGACCATATGCTTCTAGATTCGCAGGAACATTTGTATATACTGGATCAGGATTTGTTTCGGGCAATTCTTTATCAATATATGCTCGATCACCTTTTGTAGGAAGTTTGGGTAACATATATTACAATATGCAACCGATAGTTTTAAATTATAAGAGTGCTACTGAACTAGAAGGGGAATATCTAATCTCTCAAGGAAGTTTTAACACATACTCTGTTACTCCAACCGGGGAAGATAATTTCTTTTTTGTTATAAACAATCCAAATATTGACCAGGAAAACTTTACTCTATATGTAATTCCTACTAATGTATATGATAGTACTCAACCATTATCGTTATATACAAACTATATCTGGACAGGAATAGATGCATTTACAAACTTAATGAATCCAAAATCTTATTATTTACAAGAAGATGTTGTTACAGGATATCCTTTGGTTATGTTCGGTAATGCTATTTCTGGAGCTAATGTTCCAACTGATACTGATATCATAATAGTTGAATATTTTGATACAAAAGGTAGTGCTGCTAACAATGAACTATTGAATTCATTACCACCATCTACACAAACTAGTACAAATACTCCTGTTTATGTATATTACAATACATCTTCATTAGGAATAGGAAATACATTTAGTACTGATAAGTTTAGTGTCAGCTTTCAAAATGCATATAACAAATCTTTCGGGGGAACTGATCTCGAATCACTATCATCTATTCAAGCTAATGCTCCACGCTTCTATTCTTCCGCAGGACGGGCAGTAACTCAAGATGACTACATCTACCTACTAAGTACGTTTGTTGGCATTGGAGCTATATATGTGATCGGTGGAGATGCATTATTTCCAGGAGATCAATCTCATTTGGGAAATATCTATATTTGTCTCGTACCTACTTTTACTCCAGCAGAATTTTTAACTAACAACAGTATATATGTAACTCCTATATTTCAGTCACAAATCAAGTTGGCAGTAGAAGATCATCCTATCATCTCTACAAAAAGATTTTTCTATAAACCAACATACATTCTTATAAACGCTATTCCTACTATAGAAATAGCACAGACACTTACTACAGCAGATAAAAATAGTATCAGTAATCAGGTAACACAATTACTGACTACATATTTTGAAACTACATTTGATGCTTTAGGTGTTCCTTTTAGATCATCTAAGCTGAATACTGCTATAGACAATTTGTTGTATGTAGAGTCTTCATCGATAGCTCTGGATTATAGTTTTGTTATTAACAACAACACAATAGCAGGAATGTCAACAGGTGTTGATAATTTCCTATATCTACCTATCAAAAATATAAAAGATAGCAATGGTAATGTAACAGGAACAACAAATTTTGTTCGTACTAATAGTAAAAATATTGAAACTATCTACGATACTTTTAACTGGTCTATCTTAAAGGATTCGTTTGATTCATTGTCAGTATCGAATCAAGCAGTATTTAAGAGTAATCTTTCGTTGTTAAATGCATACCAAAAAGATTTACCTGCAAACGAATGTACAATTTACAGCAAAGAAGGACTAATCAATATTGATAGTTTTGATAGATATCTTTATAACGATGACATTATCACAATCGAGATAGCAAACTTTAACTATGTAGATAATCAGATAGTAACGTATAATGCTATACCGTTTACTGATCAATTTGGAAATATAGATTCATTAGAGATTTCTGTTTTAAACAACATCATAACTCTATATTTCTCATATCTTGTTAACAATATACAAACATTAAAAGATGTTGGTACGTTGACATATAGTAATGGTAAATTTGTTGTTACTGTATCCAATACACAACAAGCAAATCTTCAACAATATTTCGGCATAGATGAGAACTTTTACTTTTATAATTATGAAACTACACCGTTCAATGTTGTAGCAAATTCACTTTCAAATTTTTCTATCAATATTAAGACTGCTCAGAATGTATTTACAAATTTGAATTTGAAATCTAGCAAAGATATTTTTGATGTAATCATTACAAACGGAGTACATAAAGCAACAGCTTTAGAAAGTTTTACTTTTACGGCAGTTGGTAGTGATCCTATTCCTACATTTTATAATATTAGTTCAGGCAGTATTGTAATAGGAGATATAGAAAATAGTCACTTAGCTTTGAATTATGATCCGTTTAAAGGATTTTTGAATGATGAGTTTGATTACTCTGCAATCAATCTATCTACTTTAACTATAGGAGATTACTATATAGTATCTAGTAACTTCAATGTTACTACATTAGGCAATACTGTTTACTATTTCAAAGGAACTATATTATATTATAACGGAGCAGCATTAGCAATATCTACTGTTAAAGAAACTTTATCGTCTGCATCAGATATTACTTTAAACACGGTTTACTCTCAAAACCAATTGTTTACTGATGCTAGTACATCACCATATTATAGAATTTATACTGGTGGAGATGTAACTAATTTGAGTAATTTTCCTTTACTGACAGATTTGATATATGCTAATAATGTTTATGGAGTTTCTGTAGATGGTTCGCAATTATTACCAACTCCTCTTACAGACGGAACAATGATAAAGATAGTAATGAATTCTACTTTATATCCTACAGGAATAGAAATATACTATCCTCAAACAACAAATTCTAAAATAAACACATTGTACAATTGGGACTTGACACCAAATAGTTCAACTATTGTTTATGATGGCGATCTTATTCTTTATAAAGATACAGGAATTCCTAGTACAAGTTATTGGGTTTTGATTACTAATCTCAATGGTGTAGCAGGAAGAGCAAGAGTTCTAGATAATATTGGTAATGCTTATAAATTTAAACAAATAGAATCGTTAGATGAAATGGCCCCATATCTATATCAAATTTATCAGATTGCTGGTAATGTTCCTATATTAATAGATACTAATCATCTATCTTTGTTTCCTACATTACCTCCGAATAACATTTTGAATGTTGGAGATTATCTTATTTGTACAGATGCAACAGCAAATCTTTGGGAAATCTTCAATGATGATTACTTTGATTTTTATATTGATGCTGTAAATGCTAATTCTACTTTCCCGGTTAGACTGTTAGTAGGAGATATGTTTACGGTAAAACTTCCTGGTACTCCGTCCAATACAAATTTTGGTGGGGAGACAGGTTCTGTTTACTATGCAGATGGAGACAAAATAATATATGAAGGAAACAATGAATGGGAAAAGTTTACCAGTACTAATTTGCCAGCAATCGCTAATCGTACTAATATTGCCAACATAGGAGATTTAGTAACAATAACTGATATTGGAAATTTCCAAAATGATACTTCTAAACTAAACGTTCCGTTATATGATTCTAATATGCAATTTAGTTATTTTGATACTCTAATCTTTACTAATACTGGTAGTACTGGAAATATGTGGATAAAAGTTAATCCTATAAATATTTACAATACTATCACAAATACATTTGATACTGATCCTAATAGAGCAGAACTAAATGATTTAGGTTATAATTCTGATTTGAGATTATCTCAAACAGGTAATTATAACTATACTATATATCTAAATGACAAATATAACGGAGTAACTATAGGACAGTTAAATTACAATACAGGATTGTTAACATTGAAACTTATAATACCAGAAATTTTGAATGAACTTACAACCAATCCAAAAGGAGCATTGTCAAATATTTTTGACGTATCAAATTATAGTGATCAGCAAATGGATATTATTACTATGATTCCTAATGGTACAGATGATTTTGATACACTATTCGATCAATACATCATAGGCAAAGTAGAACAGGTGGTTTTTAACTAATGATAATAGAATGTATTTCTCAAGCTAAGAATACAATAAGTGCTATATTCTATAACAACGGAACTATAGTTACTCCCTCTAGTTATGTGTTATCAGACGCTTTTAACAAAGCTCAACCATCATTTCTAGACGAACCTTTAGAATTGGTTATGGCTGATCCAACAGTAAACAAAATAGATATCATTATTCATTTTCCTAACAACATATTTTTTCAGGGATTGAACTATGATTTCATAGCATCTACTATTCCAAAAGTAGTCTTGAGTATGTCATATGATGGAATATCCTGGAAAGAGTTTCCATATTTTACGCTTCCTGCTGGATTGACTAGTACCGATCCTCCAACAATGCAAGTTATAAATATGTTAAAGGATAAATTGATAAAGCAGATAGACGGTTTCAATATGATATATGATACTTTTATTCCTATTGTATTGTTATCATTAACTCCTCCACAACGTATAATAGCAAACAGAATAATATCTTTACTGACTCAAAAGAATTATGGATACTTATGGACTGAGAATGGAGCTATAATAAACTTATTCAATGAATTCAACTTTATAAAATTAACACTAACAGATTTTGTTGTAAGTCCAGTACCATTATCATTGAATACCTTGACAGTATCAGCAGCAGTTGTTATAGATAATATTTCATATATAGATTATTCTACATTCAATGATAATCTTTTTAAGTATAGATTTTTTGCAGATTATCCTTTTATACCATCTATCTGTAATACTATGTTGCAGATGATCAATACAGCATCATAACGAGATAATATATGCCAGTAGTAGAAGTAACACTTATATCAGGACATTCTCGTATTCAACACCCTATAACTACTCAAGTTATTAGAGGTACTTCTGCTATACTTAATGGTCCTGTTGATTTGTTCAATCCATTGTATAGATTGAATCAACTAGGTCAAGTTTTAAACTTTGCAAGTGTATTAGCAAATGCTTCTACTCAATATAATTATGGATTTACATCAGTTGCTGATGGAATAACTGTATCACAAGATATCAAAACAAAACTACTAGAGTTATATTTTACTCATTACCTGAATAATTATACAGAATTTCAAAAATATATAGATATTCATTCAACCAATCCTGAAGTATTGAACAATACTAAATTGTATCTGTTGAAAAATTCTATAAGAATTTCTGCCGCTAAAGGTGTAAAACAAGGAATGCAAAAGATTTTAGAATTGTTTGCTTCTAATATTGGAAATTTTATTTTTGACATTCAATCTTCGCCGTATAATACAAATTTTGTATATAGAATAACTACTAATCTTCCTAAATATTATTGGACAAATATTCTCAGACCGATAGTTCATCCTTGCTCCTGGTATGATGAATATGTATATGTTGACATAAATTCTTCTTTGCCTAATATCAATGTTATACCTATACAAAATAGAAATTTTTACTTTAGAATAAAACAGAAAATTGAATTAAAAACTGACATATTATCATATACTTACTTCAATAATGATCCTTCAAGTATATTTTATACCGTTGTTGTTCCTCCACCATCATCAATAACAACAACAAAAACACAAATAGGTATTGGAAATATTACTCTACCAGCAATAATATAAGGAATATTATGAGCTTTTTTTGTACTACAGATATGAATGGTCCGTGGGGAATAGCTTCTCACGGAGCTTATTTTTATGTAGCTAATATATCAGGTGGTAATGTTACACGATATGATATAGCAACAGGAGACGAAAATTCTTCAGGATTCCTTTGTTCTGCTGATAATACTTTTTATGGAATAGCTATAGATTCTTCATACATTTATATTTCTAATGGGGATAATACAGTATCAAGATATGACTTAGCAACAGGAACTGAAAATAGTTCTGGATTCTCTTGTGCGTTTGACTTAAGAAGTGGGCCTTATGGTATAGCTATAGACTCTTCATATATTTATGTTGCTAATTATGTTAGTAATACTGTAACAAGATATGACATAGCAACAGGAACAGAAAATTCTTCTGGATTTTCTTGCACTACTGATCTAGTAGGATCGATAGGAATAACTATACATGGTTCTTATATCTATATTGCCGATAATCTCAACGATACAATAACTAGATATGATAAAGCTACAGGAACTGAAAATTCTTCTGGATTCTCTTGTACTACCAGTTTTTCTGGTCCTGTTGGAATAGCTATAAACGATTCGTATATTTATGTTACCAATATTGATAATTATACAGTAACAAGATATGATCTAGCAACAGGGACTGAAAACTCTTCTGGATTCGTTTGTTCTGCTGATCTGAATTCGCCTACTGGAATATTTATAGATTCTTCTTATATTTATGTCGGTGATAATGGTAGTAGTGTTGTAACAAGATATAATATAACAACAGGAAATGAAGATATTGGTGGTTTCTTTTGTCATGTAGATATAAATGGTCCTTATGCACTAGCTAGATATTCTTCATATATCTATGTTGCCAATGATGGCAGTACTTCAGTAACAAGATATGATGCAGCAACAGGACTTGAAAACTCATCTGGATTTTCTTGTACTACATCTATAAACAATTCCTATGGAATAGCTATAAACGATTCATATATTTATGTTGCCGACACAACTAACGAACTAATAAAAAGATTTGACTTAGCTACAGGAGATGAAAATTCTTCTGGATTCTCTTGTGCGTCTTTGGCCCCATATGGAATAGCAATAGATTCTTTGTATATTTATGTTGTTAATAATACGTATAATACAATATCAAGATATGATATAGCAACAGGAACTGAAAATAGTAGTGGTTTCCTTTGTAATACAGACATGAATAATTCTATAGGAATAGCTGTAGATTCTTTGTATATTTATGTTACCAACAGTACTAATATAGTAACAAGATATGATTTAGCAACAGGAAATGAAAACTCTTCAGGATTCTCTTGTACGGTTGATATACAGTATCCTTTTAATATAGCGGTAAACGATTCGTATATGTATGTTGTTGATAGTTTTAGCAACTCTGTAACAAGATACGATAAAGCAACAGGAACCGAAAATACTTCTGGATTCTCTCTTAGTACTGATCCAATGGAACCATTTGCAATGGCTATAGATGCTTCATATATTTATCTTACTGGTAACAATTCAGTACTAAGATATCATTTAGATACAGGAGCAGTAGCTATTGATAATTCTTCTACTACTATTGTTACTCAAATAGGTATTGCTACTATAGCTGTCAATACAACAACTAGAACACAAAATGGTATGTCATGTATTCTTGATATAGTTTCACCAAACCAAATTGAATCTTTTATGTCTACTGCTTATTACGGAATAGCTCCATGTCAATCATCTTCATTTGATAATTTCAATCATGAATTTGAATTTGGATTTAAGTATAGTTCATATTTTGCACATATGGATTCTGCGGCATTGTTAGCACATATCATGACAACTGCTACCCTGGATGTTATCTATTTCGATAATGGCGAAGGAAATTATAGATTTGCTGCAAAATGTAATGTATTAGGATTTATCCATAAATATAAGTTTGATGTTTATATTGCTGCACAACGATACTTAACTTTTACATCTTCATCACCTTTTGTAAATTTTAAGATACCTTACGCTTTGAATTTGAATGAAATAGGAATCATAGCAACTGTATATTTAGATGATGATACAAGCGAAATGTTGCCAATATATGGAAATACTTCTTTCCAAAATCAAATTCAATATGGTATGGCTGATATTCTAAAGACAACAACACAGACTCAATTAGGAAATTCGTTTGTTGTATATACAAGAATACAGACTCAAATAGGAATATCTAATATTATAGAACCTATTATACAGACTCAATTAGGAATGGGTGATATTGCAGGAATAACAACACAAACTCAACCAGGAATGTCTAACATATTTGGTACTCAGACTCAATCGGGAATAGCTGATATAGAAAAAACTATATTACGAACTCAATCAGGAATGGGCGATCTAGAAAAAATAACAATACGAACTCAATCAGGAATGTCTGATATAACAGTATAACGGAGTAAATAATGGAATATAACAAAATATCAGGATCAAACTTAAATAATAACAACGTTGCTCTATTCAATTTGTTTGAACATGAACAATGTTATTTGGCATTTGCTAGAGCAAACGAAACATGGGGAACATATACAGCAATCAATATTGCTTTAAATCCTACAGAAGTATTAGCAGATGTATTAGGAACTGGACATTTTTATGATCTGAATACTACTGGATATACCGAAACATTAAGTCAAATTACTATCGTTAAGACTCCTCTTGCTGATGCAGATTTTGATCTTACACATTCTAATCCAATAGCAGAACTAGAAAATATTACACTATATCTCGATTATATGAATGCTTATTGGGTATATATCAGAAATCTTCCACCTAACTATCTAGAATTTTTAAGTTCTTCCCTAGGAAAATACTATATACAAGCTGGCGGCAAAACAATCAAAATCAACAAAAAAACATTATCCAATCATAAATTTATAGTGGATACTGTTAGCATCAATATTTATAGTAAAAATGATAGCAATTTCGTATTCAACTGGATAAGTGGATTGAGTAAGATAATGACAATATCCGGCGAAACTATTATATCTGGTTTGACAGATGCGAAGTTAAGTCTCATAGATGCACCAACTATTATGACTTTTGCACAGAATGCAAATTTTTATTTCTGTTTAGCAGATAGTAATAACAATAAAATATCTGAAACTATGTATCTACAAACTTATATGAACAAAGAGAATAGAGTTTTTACTTTCTATGATACTAATGAAACAGAATATTTACTGTTTCAAATTGAAAATTCTACTACTAATAGTATACCATATGACTATTTCTTAAAAGTTACTTATGATATTCCTATCAACGAACTAGCCATTTTCAATGAATCATTACCATTCATGTATCCTTTGTCAATGGTTTCTTCTAATGTATCAGATGGCAATCCTCCAGCATTAGATATAAGCTATTTAAAGAATCCTTTTGTCAATACTAGTTTGATAGAAGTAGAATCATATGTAAAAATAAAGAAGAATCAAAAAGAATCTTCTCCAAATCTATATTCTACTATTCAGTATGTAACGGAAATAGATTCTACAACCGAATATAACAAATATCTTAATTGGGGATTCGGAGGTAGCAATCTCAATTTACAGTTTATACATATAGAAATGGATGTCGATCCTTATAACAGATTTGCTAATGTTGCTCCTAAACCTAGTGGACTGCCATATACTACAGGCGATACTAGAATTTGGTTATGGACTAATAATTTTGAAGTAGGTGATGTCGTTAATATCAAAATCAATCCAGCTATTACATCTTTAGTTAACAATGTAATTCCTAATGCAAAGATAATAAACGTTGATTACTATTTCAATTTTATCGATCTTCAAAATGCTGTAGGAGGAAACCATATAATAATACCAAGTACAACCAATACTGCTACTTCCGATCTTGCTCAAGTAGTATCAACATCAACAACTTCAATATATAATATTTTGTATGCTTCATGTAACAATTTTGATGATGCTATAAATTACAATATGGATTCTGTAATGATCAATTTGAAAATTCCTACAACATTTTATAATGGAATCTATCGACAAATAGCTATATGCTTCGATCCACAAGTATATCAAAGTGGACACTCTGTATTGTGCAGCACTATTAATCAAGATTATGTAACAAACGGTGGGGGAATTTCGTTATTGAATCCTGTTCTTAATACCTGGACCCCAGGATATATTCAGTATATTTCTAATAAGAACCCGATATATCGTCAGTTTTTGACAGGACCAGAACTGTTTACATTAATCATCTAAATCTAAAATAAAAGCTTGACTTTTGAATGGCCTTATGGTATTATACATCATAAGGCCATTTCACTTTAAAGGAGAGCAAATGAATCTGAATGAAAAGATGGAACTCGCAAGAAAGTATAACAAAGCATATCGTACTGGAAATGAACTGGTTTCCGATCCTGAATATGATTTGCTCCTGAAAGACATTGAACGTCATTTTGCTTGTACTGTAAGTGCTGATACGTTTGAAGATTTTAAGAAAACCCTCATGGATATTCCTGGAGAAGTCAAATCCAATTATGTTCTCGGAAGTCTGACCAAAATAAAATTCGAAGATTACGAAGACCTTTATAAATGGATCAAGAAAGAAAATATCAATTCTCTTTTCATTTCCGAGAAGCTCGATGGTTGCAGTTATGAAGCTAACTATCGGTACGGCGAATACGTTTCCTGTGCTTCCAAAGGTGATGGAGACGAAGGAACCGATTGGACAGAAAAAGGCCGTATCATCCTTCCTCAAACAATTGCCAACAAAGCACCGATTTTCGATATACGTGGCGAATTTTCGCTAGTCGGAGATACTTACAAAGAGTTGGGATACAAAACCCGTAGAGCAGGAACTGTCGGCATCATGAATAGAGATTATTTTTCAGAAGAATTAGCATATGTCAAAGCATTTGCTTATCAAATTCTTTCTGGTGATGATCCTATCAACATTCAATTTGATAATTTAGCATGTCTTGGTTTCACTACTCCGAACTATACCATGAGACGAAAAGAACATATGGTTTCTCTTTTTCTTCATCACGATCTGAAAAAAATATATCTGGATTGGAAAGCTGCTGCTGACTATGAAATCGATGGTATCGTCATTTCCGAAATCAACTGGAAGAATGAGAACGATCAATTCCTTCCTAAGAAAAAAGTTGCATTCAAAGTGAATTCAGAAGGTGTTGCGGCAATTGTTGTTGATATAGAATGGACAATTAGCAAAGGAAGATTATTAAAACCTGTTCTAATAATAAACCCCGTAATTATTGATGGAGTAACTGTTAGTAGAGTAACCGCACACAATGCAAAATATGTACAAGACAATCGCATTACTATAGGTAAAAAAATTTACATAGTAAGGTCTGGAGAAGTTATTCCGTATATAATTGGTGTCGAACAATCGTAAATCCTTTATGGTGTTTTCTATTACCAGAAACCACACAACTCATTTTGGATTGTCTAAGGTTATGTTTTTTACAAAATTCATTTAACCCTACAATAATTTCTTTTGTTCCGTTAGGAAAAGTAACTTCATATGATAATTTTTGTTTTTCATCTCCTTTTTGTTTGGCAAGTTTCCATTCAGGAGTTTTTGTTAAATATCTTATAGACTCCAAATGTTTTTGTTTAGTATCAGGATTTGCCATAGAGTTATTATCTCCACAAAAATTCTTCATGACTATTCTTAAATTTTTTAAAGCTTTTTCTTTAACAAAAGGATCGATAGTAGGTCCATACTCACCACCTTTTGTTAAATTGTATCCTTTGCCAGTAGAAAAATGACTTTCATAATATGCAATAGTTTCTATTTCTTTCATACATAATTCTTCTTTACTTGAACACTCACATACAATTTCCCAAGTAAAGTTATTCCATCCATATTTTCTGATAGCATTGTGAATATATGATTTAGATTTTTTGTGTTTAGATGCACTTTTATGACTTTGCATTCTTCGATGTAACGAAGAAATAGTTTGACCAATATAAACTTTACTATTGACAATATTAGTAATTTGGTATATAATACCGTATATCATAAGATGTTCCTTTATACCGGAGATGTAGTTCCAAAGTTATTTATAAAACATTTCAAAAAGGAGAAACAAATGAACAAGTTTGAATTTGTACCTACAACATGTCCCGAATGTGGAACCGGATTGAAATGGTATGGTGTAGAACTTCAGTGTAGTAATCTTGATTGTGGTGAAATCAAACGAGTAGAGCATTTCATCAAACAAAGCGATATCGAAAACGTTTCTGAAAAGAGACTTGCTAGTTGGGGCATTTATACCTTTGATGATCTGTTAAATTGGAATGCCGATTCTAGTTCCAAATCACAAATAGAATTCTATAACGAACTCTTGACAAAAGTATTTCATGTGTCTCCTGTACAGATTATGAGAAACTTTTCTTATGATGGTTTAGGACAAACTCTTTTTGATAAAGTATTCAGTTATACTTGCAACAGCAATCTTAATAATATGAATATTCTTTTTAACGAAAAACTTAATGACTATTGTTTACCTGAAGGTATTGGTACTCGAACAATTGAAAAAGCATCTTCTGATTGGAAAAAGAATTGGGATATTTGCTTAGAAATTACTACCGATCCCCGATATGAATATATCGAAAAAGAAGTAGCTCCTAAAGCAGAAACTAGCAACAAGCTGGCAGGTAAAACCTTTCTTCTTACTGGTACTCTTTCAAGAGGTAGAACAGAAATTGAAAAGGAAATAGTATCGTTAGGTGGAAAGATCGCATCAAGCGTTTCTAAAAACCTGGACTATCTTTTAGTTGGAGATAAGGCAGGAAGCAAGTTGGACAAAGCAAGAAAAATTCCTAGCATAACAATCCTCACCGAAGCTGATTATTCAACCCTGATCTAACAGATCATTCATTCTCTAAAGAAAAAAGGTCATTGAGAAATCGATGATCTTTTTTTTTATAAATAAAAGAAAACTTAAGAGGTTGAATTATGTCACTTACAACAGATGCAAATATCAATGATAGATTTTTGATTCCACCAGGAAGTTCGATTACAAATATTAAGAATACTTTCAATGATTTTGTAACTCAAATACAGAATTCGTCCTTCCTAAATATTCTTAAGAATTCTAAATTGAAAGAACATTTTAACGGAAATCCTTCTCCGTATGCGTGGAATATCGATCTAGGTGTTACAATAGATACTTCTGGTACAGAGACTGTGGCAAGATTCACTGGTTTGAATCAAGAAATAGCACAACCTATTACTGAAGTTCTAACCCCTCTCGATCAATATTTGCTACCTTCTACAGAATATCTTGCTATTTTTGATATTTCTCCAGATCATGATTGTGAAGTCGGTGTGTCGTATGGCGCAGGATTAGTAAATCTTTTAGGATCGGGAGCAGTATCAGGTTCTGATTACAATGCATTACATTCTACTGTATACGGAGGAAGTTCTGGTATTACTTATTTTGTATTTAAAACTGCTGAAGATTTTTCAGGAGTTACTTTCTATATCAAAAATCTTACAGCAGGAGCTAATGCAATAACTTTACATAAACTTTCCTTGGTAGAAGGTACTCTTAACCTAATGGATTCGATAGAATCTAACTTATTCTTAGATCATATTAGATATAATGATTCTAGTTTAAAATGGGAGTATACAAACGATGGTATTACTTGGCATCCATTTTTAGAAGAGCTAAATCCTTCTTCAACATATGTTGCTTCGTATACTCCTATCCACGATCAAATTCCTATTCTTTCTGGTACAGGCGGAACACAACTTGCTGCTGGTATTTTACCTATAGGAAATGGATATCTATCTCCTTTAGTAGATTTAACTATAGGAGGTACAGGTGCTATCGATCTTAACACTTGTACTATTGCTGGTGTAATATATACTACTGATGGTTCAGTAAGCATACCAAATTCACCATATGATATTTACAATGGCACTGCATGGTGGACAGGAGATATATTCGGTAACGGTTGTCAATTTGCTGCTACTATAGACGGAAATTTATATAGCAGAACATATAATACAGCAAATGCATCTCTCTGGAGTCCGTGGAATCTTCTTACTAATACTAACACTCTTACTGAAAATTTATTAATAAACGGAAATATGGATGTATGGAGAAGAGGAGGAGTAGCATCATCTTTCTTATTGCCTAATAACGTATCATCATATACTGCTGATAGATGGAAAGTATCTACTGCTGCTCATTATACCGATAATGTAAATATTTTTAAAGATATACTACAGCCTGTGGATGGAGCTTATTTAGTTCCAGGTTCTAGAAATGCTTTCAATATGTATCATCCTCAACTAACTGCTGATGTAACTTCAAGTACCAGAACAGCGATAGAACAAAGATTGGAAGACGTTACTAGATTTATAGGACAAGATATAACACTTTCATTTTGGGCGAATTCAGATACCGATATGATAGGAACAGTATATGTAGATGTAAAGCCAGCAGGAGAGGCAAACGTAGCACCATTCATTTGTAATTCTGGAATGAACACTCCAAGATCAATTGCTATGGATGCTGATTATATATATGTTGCTAATGCTGGTACTCCTAATATAACAAGATATGATATAGATACTGGAACACTGGATGATACTTCTGGAGGATCATTTGTTTGTAATACTCATTTCAGTGATATATATGGAATAGCTGTAGACAATTCATATATCTATGTTGTTAATCATGGTGCTCCTAATGTGACTAGATACAATAAAGCAACAGGCGCATATGATATGACTACTGGAGGAGCATTTAGTTGTTCTGGTGGTGGTGACGATGCTTATATAGCTTTAGATGCTTCTTACATTTATATAACTAATGGTAATGCTGATACAGTAACAAGATACGATATAGCAACAGGAACAGCACATCCTTCAGGATTTTCGTGTACTACAACTGCTGATGTAGGTGGAATAGCTGTAGACAGTACTTATATTTACATCGCAAATATAAGTAATAATACAGTAACCAGATTCACCAAATCATCAGGAGCAGCACATCCTAGTGGATTTTCTTGTACTGTTGGTATGAGCGATCCTATAGGAATTTCTGTTGATGCTTCTTATATCTATGTGTCTAATTTCAATGGTAATAATGTAACTAAATATAACATAGCAAACGGTACACAAGTTACTTCTCCTACTTTTGCTTGTATTACAGCAATGAACAAACCAACAGGAAATTTAGTAACTGCTAGTTACATATATGTATTACAAAGTTCGAATACTGGAGCTAATAAAAATTCAGTAACAAGATATGACATTGCAACAGGAGTCTTTGATAGTGCTGGTATACCTATAGCATCTACAGTAGGATTCAATTGTAATGCTGGAATGAAACATCCTAACGGACTTTTAAGTTATGGTGGTTATCTTTATGTAACTAATAGAGATACTAATACTGTAACAAGATATATTAAACTAAACGGTGTTGAAGATAACACTACTGGAGGAGCATTTCTTTGTAATACTGGAATGTCTAAACCAGAGGATGTTACAACTGACGGTACATACTTATATGTAGTAAATTATACTGGTCATGTCAGTAGACATAATTTAGTAACAGGTGCATTAGATATGACTACAGGAGGAGCATTTAGTTGTAGTACTGGTGGATGGTATGCTTATGGTATTGATACTGACGGTACATATTTGTATATCAGTTCTTGGATAGATCAAGAAAGTACTTTTGTCAATAAGATAAAAAGATTTGATATAGCAACAGGTGCAGTAAATGCTACAGGATTTAATTGTAATACTGGATTTGGTCCTGCTGGAATAGCTATATATGGTGCTTTTATCTATGTTACTAATGCTTTTCCAGATACCAATACATTAACAAGATATGATCTAGCAACAGGCACAAGAAATACTTCTGGCGGATTTTTATGTTCTACTCATATGCATTGGCCTCGAGGTGTTGTTACTGATGGTACATATTTATATGTAGTAAATGTTACTGCCAATACTGTTACTAGATATGATATAGCAACAGGAATTGAAAATACAAATGGTTTTTTATGTAATACACATATGAAAAGACCAGTAAACATTGCAATAGATACTAATTTTATATATATTACTAACTATGCTACTAATACAGTTACTCGTTATGGTATTGGAACAGGATCATATGATACTTCAGGTACTCCTATTCCACAAATTTCTATACATGATTATGAACAAGATATAGAATTTATACCTGGAGTATGGCAGCAATATTCTGTTACTTTTAGTATAGATGTTTCTGCTGGAATATTTTCTATCGATCCTACTTCTCCTGACTTTGTTGCTATAGGTATCATTCCTAATAAGTCAATCTTAAGTGGGACACCTGAGTATAATTTTAGTTTTACTCAGGCTCAATTAGAATATGGAACAACAGCATCTATTTTTGGAGTCAGACCAATAACTGAAGAAGAACTTTTATGTCAAAGATTTTTTCAGACTTCATATCTAAAAGACATAACTCCTGGAACTGCTGTTCAACAAAGAAATGGTGCTGTCAATTGGTTTAATGGAACTTTTGGAACAACCCATTGCATAATTGGAAATATACAACTTGCTCCTAGAATGAGATATACACCAACTGTAAATTTTTATTCTCCTAATGTTGGTACTATCGGAAGTATAGATAAAAATTCTGCCTATACTACTCCAACTGCTCTTGCTACACCTACTATATGGTGTTCTGATGGAGCTATTACAGAAATAGATTCTGCTACTATTACTTCTGGAGAAGGTTCAGTATCTTATCAGTTCCATTATACAGCAGATGCGGAGTTATAATGGATAGAATACTAGGAATTGATCTTTCTCTTAGATCAACTGGATTGTTTATAGATGGTAAGTATAAACTAATCCAGGCTGATCCAAAAAAGATAAACGAAGAAGCATTGTTGGTTTATAATGCTATTGCTATTTTAGATTTTATAAAAGAAACTAAACCAGACTATATAAATCTGGAAGGTCTTTCTCTAGGTTCTGTATCTTCGTCTTTGGATATTATATGTGGAAATTTTTGGTATCTTAGAACAGAAATTTTTAAAGCATATCCTGATCTAAAAATAAACGTTATTCCTGTCAAGACCTGGAGATGTCCTTTGTTCTCTAAAGCAGATAACAAACTCTTTTTAGAAAACAGCAAAAAACTAAAAGCTTTGAAAAAAGAACTCGAATATGAAAAAATGGATTACCAAGGAAAACGAGATTTTGCAAGTGACAATGCTGAACTAATTTTAGATTCAAATGTAAAGTATTTGACCTTTTTAAAACTCCCTATTGAATGGCAAGAGGAGTTTCATCTGATTTCATTTACCAAAGGCTGTTTTGACCTTGTAGACGCATATTTCTTAAGTAAGCATGGATTGACCTTATGAAACTGTTTAAAGACTTCCTAGAGGAAGCTCGTTCGCATACTGATCAAAATAAGAAGATATCAGCATGGCAGATAGAGAAAAATTTCTATGAACACGAAAAAGAAACTGGCATTAGATATTTTGTTTCATTTACAAACCTGGAAAAGCTAGGCATAAATGTTCAAACAAGATGGATCGATCCGTCAGGTGTATATTGCTATCTTCTGAAAGAATCCTGGGAAAAATATCATATCGGGATTAAGGAAGCTCCTCTTAACGAATACTATCCTTTTGCTGGAGATAATAAATATATCAATATTTTTACCATCAAACCGGACGCAAAGATTCTAAACATTTCTGAATATAGCAAAACAGATTTATTTAAGGATATAGAAAAACTCGAAGAGATGGAAAATTTAACAGGACTTGATCATCTCATTAAAAATCAAGACACGAATCCTTTTCTTAGATTGTGGAACATAACCAAAGAATTATCCAAACGTATTATAAAAAAACGTTCACCAAACTATGTTCCGTTTCAAGGACCAGATTCAGAAAAAATTTCAGACTATCAAACTATGTATAAGAATATGATTCCGCAACGAAGTGTTATAGTGTGGAACTCTCTTCTTAGAAAACTTGGGTATGATATGGTTATTGACGATAAAGGTTTTGGATATATCCATGAGAACGAAACTCTACAAGGTGTTGTTCTCAATATGAAAATAATCAACAAAGTCAATCGATACGAAAACAAATTTTACAGATTAGGGGAACACAAAGAACCAGAAAATTATCTTGATGTAAAATATGAAATGACTAATATGGACAAAAAATATATAGAAAAGCGTTCCTTGCATTTTGAATATCTTAAAGATATTATAACTAATAATGACGATAAGTTAGACCTAAGTATTGATTTTGGAATAGCTGTTATAGATGGTATATTATATCCTTCTCATTTCAAAATAAATTCTAGAAGAATACGAGATGTTACATTTCAAGATTGTAAAATAGAACATTCAAATATTATAGGCAAATATGATTTCGATCAAAAATTTATACATTGCGTGATAGAAGATACTGCTACTAATAATTTTGACATTACAGATTCAGTAATCTCTAATTGTGTATTGAGAA